GACCCCGAGCGCTATCCGTCGGTGGACCTGAAGTTCATCCCGACGGCAACGCTTGGCATCATCGCCCGCGAGTACGAACAGCAGCAGTTCATTGGCCTGTTGCAGACGCTGGGGCCGAATACGCCCGTGCTTCCTCTCTTGTTGAAGGGCATCCTATCCAACAGCAGCCTCACAAACCGCTACGAACTCATCGGCGCGCTGGAGCAGATGGCCCAGCCCAATCCTGAGGCGCAGCAGTTGGAGATGGCCAAGCAGCAACTGGCTTTGCAAGCGGCCCAGGCTCAGATCGCGGTGCAGACGACCCAGGCCGAGCAGAACCGGGCAGAGGCTGCGAAGCTGCTGACCGAAGCGCAACTGATGCCGCAGGAAGTGCAGGCCAAGGTGATCGCGTCTACGACGAAGAACCTGCCCGCCGGACAAGAGGCTGACGAGTTCACCAAGCGCGTGAAGATCGCAGAGTTGATGCTCAAGGAAGCGGACATCAAGAACAAGTCCAAGATCGTAGAGCTTCAGATGGCCGAAAAGCAAAACAGGGTTTCGGGCATGGAAGAAGACTTCTTGGAGGAGCTGTCCAAGGAGTTGAACAATGGACGTTGAAAGCCTTGCCAAGCAGCTAATCCTCAAGGGGATGACCGAGGAGCAGCAAAAGGCTGTCCTCGACTCTATCAAGGCTACGATGGGCCAAGCCCGCGAGTTGCAAAAGCAGCGCGTGGGTGAGCAGGCCCGTCTGGTCATTGAAGCCCTTAAACGCATTGAAGCGGACATCAAGTCACGCTACGACGAGGTTGGCAACAAGATCGAAGCGCGGGTGGCCTCCATCAAGGATGGCCAGGACGGGCGCGATGGTGTGGATGGCAGGCCCGGCAAGGACGGGCGTCCTGGCCGTGACGGAGCGATGGGGCCGCGTGGCCCTGCTGGCCGTGATGGCGTGGATGGCCGCGATGGTGAAGATGGCGTCTCGGTCACAGATGCGCGCATTGACTTTGACGGCTCGCTGATCATCTCGCTATCCACCGGGCGCGAGATCAACGTAGGCGAGGTGGTAGCCCCCGATCTGGCTGAGAAGATCAAGGTGATCACCAACGGCGGCGGTACGAGCCAGCAGGTGCTGGACACTCTTGCCTCGCTCCAGACCCAGATCAACAACCTCATCCCCAGCCAGACGGGCAATGCGGGTAAGTTCCTCACGACCAATGGCTCGGTGCTGTCGTGGGCTTCTGTTGCTGGTGGTCTGACCTACCAGGGCACCTGGAACGCCAGCACCAACACCCCGACGCTTACTTCTAGCGTTGGGACGAACGGCTACTACTACATTGTCTCTGTTGCGGGTTCTACCAACCTAAACGGCATCACCGATTGGCAGGTGGGCGACTGGCTGATGTTCAACGGCACAGTCTGGCAAAAGATCGACCAGTCGGACGTTATCCAGACGATTGCCTCGGCTGACAGCAGCGTCACAGTCACGACGACTGGCCCAGCGGTTGATCTGGCGGTCTATTCATCCCCGCGACTGATCGCTCAGGTTCGCAACGAGACGGGTGCGACGCTGACCAAAGGCACTGTGGTCTACATCAGCGGTGCTGCGGGCAACAAAGCGCTGGTCAGCAAAGCATTAGCCACGAATGACAACACCTCGGCCCAGACGTTTGGCCTGATCTTTGCAGATATCGCCAACAATAACAACGGCTATGCGATTCTTGCGGGCGATATCTCTGGCCTAGATACCTCAGCGTATAGCAACGGCACGCAGCTTTATCTGAGTTCCACCACGGCGGGGGCATACACCTCCACCAAGCAGTATGCACCCAATCATTTGGTGTATATCGGCGTTGTTACGCGCAGCCATGCCAACCAGGGCACGATTGAAGTTCGTATCCAAAATGGATACGAGATGGATGAGTTGCACAATGTGTCGGCTCAGAATGCGACAAACGGGCAGGTGCTGATCTATAACGAATCGACCAGCCTGTGGGAAAAACACACGCTGACCGACGGCACGGGCATCAGCATCACCGAGGGCGCTGGGTCGATCACCATCACCAACAGCGCCCCGGATCAGACTGTCAGTCTAACGGGCGGCACCGGGATCAGCACGAGCGGAACGTACCCCAACTTCACCATCACCAACAGCGCCCCTGATCAGACGGTGGCACTGACGGGCGCTGGCACGACGGCCGTCACGGGTACCTACCCCAACTTTACGATCACCTCCAATGATCAGTATGTGGGCACTGTCACCAGCGTCGGCGGTACGGGCACAGTCAACGGCATTACGCTCACGGGCACAGTCACTTCGTCGGGTAGCCTTACGCTGGGCGGCACGCTATCTGGCGTAAGCCTCTCGACCCAGGTGACGGGCACGTTGCCGATTGCCAATGGTGGTACGGGCCAGACAACGGCAAACGCTGCATTTAATGCACTTGCGCCCAGTCAGACGTCGCAGTCGGGCAAGTATCTGACCACGAACGGGGCAGATACTTCGTGGGGGACGATTAACCAACAAGCCTCGCTGTCTAACGACACCAGCACATCGAGCAATCTTTACCCGCTATTTGCTGCTGCGACTTCTGGCACTCCAACGACGCTTTATACGAGCAATGCAAAGTTGCTCTACAAGCCCAGTTCCGGCGAACTATCGGCAAGCGTGCCAGTTGCTGCAAACGGAATTTTTGTCAATAGTTCAACCATTACAACAAGCTACACGATTGCTTCTGGCCAGAACGGCCTAAGTGCGGGCAACGTAACGATTAACAGCGGCGTTACCGTGACTGTTTCATCGGGTCAACGCTGGGTTGTTGTGTAATGGAGCTATAGATGGAGCCGATTGATCCTGTGAAGTATGGCGTCTTGTGGCAAAAAGTCCAAGACATGGACAAGAAGATGGACAAGATGGAGCGCCAGCTTGAAGAACTTGTCGCGCTTGCCAATAAAGGCAAAGGTGGTTTCTGGATGGGCATGACCATCGCCAGCATGGTTGGCGCTGGCATTTCCTGGATCACCAGTCACTGGAAATGATTGACTGGATCCTGGCGCTCATCATTGCACTGATGCTTTTTGCATCAGTGTGGTGCCTCGTTCAGGTGACGATATGGATCCTATAACCGCATTCGCCGCCGCCCAGGCCGCTGTCGCTGGCATCCAAAAGGCGATCAAACTCGGCAAAGACATCAATGGTCTGGTGGGCGAGTTTGGTAAGTTTTTTGATGCCCGGGACATTGTCCAGAAAGCTGCTAATGACGCTGGCAAGTCAGGCAAATCCGACACCGCCAGGGCGATGGAAATCGTCATGCAGGCCAATGCGCTGCGGGAATCCGAGGAAGCGCTCAAGCACCAACTGGTCTACGGGGGATATCCTGAGCTTTGGGAGATGATGCTCAAGGAGCGCATGAAGATTAAGCAGGCCCGGGAGAAGGCCGAGCGGGCCGCTCGAATCGCCCAGAAGAAAGTCGCCGCCCAGCGCCTGTTTGCCGCCCAGATCATTGGCGGCGTCATCGTTGTCGTCATCTTTGGCGTCATCATCGTCCTAGTCATAAGGCAAGCCACCCAATGACCCCAGAACTGCAAAAATATTACGAAGAACGATTTAGCATGTTCTCTCAACAGGGATGGATAGACCTGATGGAAGATGTTGACAAGATGCTGGAATCGTTAAACAATATTTCTACGATTGAAGACGGCAACGCCTTGCAATTTCGCAAGGGCGAATTGTCCATCCTGCTTTGGGTGCGTAACTTGAAGCAGATAAGTGAACGAGCCTACGAGGACTTGCGTGCCGAAGCGAATTTATGAATTCGTCTGCGAATGCGGACAACGAATTGAGCGTCTGACCGATTATGAGTCGGCCAGCGTTCAGTGTGCGTGTGGCGGCAGCGCCATGCGCGTTATGAGCGCTCCTACTTTCAAACTCGAAGGTTGGTCTGGGCACTTTCCGTCTGAACACGGGCGGTTTGAGCGTAAACACATCGAAAAGTTGAATGCAGAGCGTAAAGCCAACTCATAAGCAGGAATGCCGAGTTGAATCTCCTACAACCAGATTGGCAGGAACCAAATATGTTGATTGACGAAGAACAGAACCCGCCCAGCGAAATCGAAGCCGAGGAGTCCAAACCCTCCGCACCTGAGATCCCCGAGAAATATAGGGCCAAGTCTCTGGAGGAAGTCATTCGCATGCACCAAGAGGCTGAGAAGCTGATTGGCAAGCAAGCCCAGGAAGTGGGCGAAGTGCGAAAACTCGCCGATGAGTTGCTCAAGCAGAGTATCAGTTCTAAGCAACAACCCAAGGATGAAGAGCCTGAAGTAGATTTCTTTGAAGACCCCAAGAAAGCGGTTCAAAAGACTGTCGAACAACATCCCGATGTGCTGGCGGCGCGTCAAGCTGCTGCTGACTTCAAACGGATGCAGACCCAGCAAAGGCTGGCGCAAGAGCACCCTGACTACACGCAGTTGGTCCAAGACCCTGAGTTTGCGTCCTGGGTGAAAGCCTCCCCCGTGCGGGTGGGCCTCTACGCAAAGGCCGATGGTGAGTTTGATTTCGACGCGGCTAACGAACTGCTCTCAACCTATAAACAACTTCGTGGCGTGAAGGCCAAGCAGACTGAGGACGCCGGTGAGGCGACTAGGAAGCAAAGCATGAAAGCCGCGCAAGTTGACGTAGGTGGCTCCGGGGAAAGCTCAAAAAGAGTCTATCGACGCGCAGACCTCATCCGGCTCAAGATGACCGACCCAGGCCGCTACGAAATGCTTTCTGATGAAATTATGAAGGCATACGCAGAGGGACGGGTTCGTTAACCCTTTCTTTTTCTGGAGATTTGAATCATGGCAAACACCGCCTTTTCCCCGACTAATAGTGTCACTACCACTTCCGCAGCGAACTTCATCCCCGAGATTTGGAGTGATGAGATCGTTGCTGCCTACAAGAAGAACCTCGTTCTGGCGAACCTCGTCAAGCGCATGAACTTCAAGGGCAAGAAGGGTGACACCGTTAACATCCCCTCGCCCGCTCGTGGCACCGCCAACGCCAAGGCCGCTACCGACGCCGTGACCCTGATCGCTGAGTCGGACAGCAACATTCAAGTGCTGATCAACAAGCACTATGAGTACAGCCGCCTGATCGAGGACATCGTTGAAGTGCAAGCTCTGACCAGCCTGCGTTCTTTCTACACGGAAGACGCCGGTTACGCCCTGGCTCGTCGCATCGACACCGACCTCGTGCAACTGGGCCGCGCTTTCAACGGCGCTACCATTGGCA